TCTTTCACCACCAGTGTAAGTAATAACTAACTCATCACCACCAGCATCATTGACATTCAATGATCCAATCTTCATGTTTCCAACAACAGTTGCAGCACCAGAGACATTAACATCAATGGCATCCATTAGACCATTGATGTCAACTGTCGTTGAGAACGTAGAAACACCAGTTACGTTAATTCCACCAGCACCAACAATTAATCCACCACCACTATAAGTGAGGTTTGCGCTATCTTCGAGAGCACCAGATGTTCCTGCAAGAACAACTCTACCTGCGGTAAGGTCAGAAACAGTTGCTGATGATAAAGTTGTTTCTCCACCAGAAATATCCGCACCACCGTTTGCATCAAATGCGCCAGTTACAGTTAATGCAGATCCAACTGATACATCATTTGTTACTATGATTGAATCACTAGCTGTGAGATCATTTGTAACTGTTAATGCACCACCGACAATCACATTGTCTGGCATTGCAATGGTGATTGTTTGACCAGATGCGCTGGTTACAATCTCGTTTGCAGTACCTGCAACAGTAAATGTCTGCGAGTCTAAATCGACAGCACCTGTTCCAGAATCACCAGCAAAATCTAAATCTTGTGCGGTTACTTGGGCATCAACATATGCCTTAATTGCTTTTGCTGATGCAAGAGTATCATCCGATCCAGATACTGATGATAGATCAGTATCAACCGATGTAATTGCTGTTCCAGATCCAAACGTTGTGTTTGTAATCGTGGCATTTGTAATAACTGCTGTTGCAATTGTTGCAGCAGCAGAAACATTGACATCATCAAGTTCTGCTAAACCATCTACATATAAGTTTCGCCACTCTTGGTTTGATTTACCTAGATCGTAAGTATCATCAACATCTGGTGAGAAATGTTGGTTTACTTCCCAAGAATCTGTATCATTCTGCCAAAGGAGTGTATAGTTGCTGGCACCATAAACCTCAATACCAGCTCCATTTGCACTAGCATCAGTTGGTGTAGATGTTGAAGCAATACCAACAGTTTTATCTTCTACATCAAGTCTTTGAGTGTTAATGATGGTTTCTGTACCATTAACTGTTAAGTCTCCATTGATTACAAGACTATCAGAAATGAGAACATCACCGCCAGTGAACGTTGACGCACCAGAGACGTTTACGCCGCCTGCACCAACCGTTAGACCATCTCCACTATAAGTGAGGTTTGTGCTGTCTTCAAGCGCCCCAGAGGTGCCAGCCAGAACTACTCTACCTGAGGTTAGATCCGAAACTGTTGCAGAAGAAAGAGTAGTTTCCCCACCAGAAATATCTGCACCACCGTTTACATCAAGAGCACCAGTAACTGTCAGTGCAGATCCAACTGATGCATCATTAGTAACTGTTAAGGAATCACCAATTGTTACATCATTTGGTAATCCAAATTGAACTTGATTGTCTGATACAGATGTTTCAATTTCATTTGTTGTGCCAGCAAATGTTATTGTCTGTCCTGTACTTACAACATCAGGTGTTCCAGAGTCAGCAGCAATTGTGAAGTTACTTACAACTTCTTCCCAAGAAAATTCACCAGAAGCATTAGTTTTTAAGAAATACCCATCTACTGGTGCTGCTGGGAAAGTATATGTAACGTCAGACGCAATATTTGCAGGGGCAGCAAAAGCAATTGAATTTGTTCCGTTTGCAGTTGCTTCGTATACTTTAACTGCACCACCAGTTGATGCCGTTTCCGTAGTCCAAAATCTACCACTACCAACTAACTTATTTCCGTCAGGACTTCCTACAAATAAATCATACTTATCAGTAGTAAACCCAGGTTCTCCACTACTCAATGCTGGGAGGTTTGCAAGTAAACCTCTCTTAAACTTTAAAATTGGTGCAGCCATCGTATTGTAAAAACTTTTTTCCTATGTTTATTTATTAAAATGTTCCATAATCAATTATGTCATCATCAACATTATCTGCGAGATCCAAAATTTCAGATGGATCAACAAACTTAAACGTGCTGGATGATGAGTCATAAATCATGACTCTTCTATTTGCTAAGTCTGTGATATCTACATCAGTTAGTGTAATTAAACTGGAACTGCCTCCACCAGAAGCGTCAGCACCTTCCCATTTTCCTGTTGTTGAATTGTATTTTAAAAACTTGTCGTTTACCTTTGCGGTATTTCTATCTATATCATCAAGAAACTCTAAACGAACTTCTCCACCGCCACCTTGTGCTGCAATATCACGAAGACCTTGATATAAAAGATTGCGAAGATCTCTCACCTCCTTTTTGAGACTTTCTATCTCACTATTTTTTTCCTCAACAATATTTTCATCTTTAATAAGAGCTTTAAGAGTATCTAATACCTGAGATACTGTTGGATTCTTCTCAGGTTCTTGTTCTTCTTCGATTTCTTCTTCTAGTTCATCTTCAATTGATTCTTCAATTTGAGGATCTTCTTCAATTTCAACATACTCTTCTTGCTTTTCTTCCTCCTCCTCAAAAGTAATCTCAATTGGAATCTCATACTCAGCAAGAGGAACTTCAATGAGTGGTTTGAGAACTTCCTCTTGATTGTTTTCAGCAATCTCATCTACAATTTCTACTGGTTCTTTAAATAACCAATTTTCAAATGCTCTTATTTCTTTTGTTTCTTTTTCTCTCTTTTCTTCTTCTTTTTTCTTTAAAACTGCTAGTTCTTCAAATAGACTATTAATGTCTACTTTTGGTTCTTCTATTTTCTTTGGTTTTTTTACCTCTGTTACTTTTTTTGACTCTTTTATCGTTTGTGATTTCTTTTTAGAAACCTTTGATACCTTATCTAACTCTGCAAGTACGCTACTTAGATCACCAAGAAGTGACTGATATTCCTCTTCTTTCTTCTTTTTTTCCTCTTTGACAAGAGAAAAGAAGTCGCCTAGATTTGTTTGGTTTTCATCTTTTGTTCTAGGCATTGTCCTTATTAGTTAATCCCTGTTTCAGTAATTTTTGAAGTTCTGCTGTCGATCCTACAAATAAAGCATTGTTGACGGTTGTTGGACTCTTTGGTTTTTCTTCTGCCTCCAAGTCTTTTAATTTTTTCTGTAAATCCATTAACTTGTCAGTGGCGTCTGAAACGCTTTTAATTAACTGACCAGCAACTTCATATGCTCTTGGAGCATCGCTTTCTTGCGCCAATTCCAATACACTATTTATTGCTTCTTGACCTTTCTCTATTATTGAATAGAGATTTCCTCTCGTGTATTCATAATCTTTTCTGACATCATTATTATTTGAAATCTTATCAATTTCTTTTGATAATTTTTCAGCAGAAACTAATTCACCTTCTACATCGAAGACATCGTTCAATTCACTAAATTTCTCATTGGTCATGGGTTAAATGTCCGCATTCAGAGAGGGGCTAAATTCTTTGAAGTCTTGGAAGAATGATGTAGTTTCATTGAATCCAAAGTCATCCCCAATTTCTATCAAGGCATCATCGGCAGTTGTAATTGTCTTGACTGCGGATCCGCGTACATGCTCAGATTCTGTTGTATTATCTTGCGACCTCTTCACTGTAAGTTTGTTTCCATTAATTGCGGTGATGTACATCTCCTCTTTATTAATATAGATGTACGTTGACGCTGTGAGTAACGTCGCATCATTAACAGTGATGGTAGTCTGACCGACTGGAACATCCTCATCCAAAGTAGTAACAACGCTGTTATCATAATCTTTGGTTGCTCTTGGAGTGACGCTGTATCTAACTTCTCTTGGTCCACGAGGAGCAATTGTGGTAACATCAACAGTAGCCTGTTTGATGATTTTGCTATCTTGAACAGGTCCGAATACGTGAGTTTTAGCACTAAACGTTAATGTGTATACGAGAGCTCTTCTTGTAGAAAAATCTCCCTCGTATTGATCGTCCATTGATATACTTTCAAGTTGGATGGGAACATCCTTTTTCTCATCAATAGCATCAACCAAGTTAATTGTTAGGTTGTATGAAGGTTGAAAATATGGAAGAATTTGCTCTATGATTTGTAAAGCATCATCGTTCGTCTTTGACAAAATTGACAACTCAAAACGCATGTTATATGGAACAGGCATGTATGTCTTTTTTTGAGTTGTTGGCGACGATGGATCTCTCGTAATAAAAGTCTTCGTTGCCGTAGTTTTTCTCTGTGGATCATATGAGAGTCCAGTAAACTCAAATGACATCCTCGGCAAAGTGAGTTGAACTGGTTTGTTTAAATCTGGTGATTGTTCTAGTCTTGCTAAAAATTTCTGAGTAGGACCATAAGCAAGAGGAACTTTCATAACACTCACTGTGTTATTGCTACTGTCTCTATGCTGAATGTTTATGTTGTTGAAGAGTGTGCCAAAACCAATGACAGTTCTTCTAAAAATTTCGTGATAAAAATATTCAAACATTTTTTGGTCCTATTATATAATCTATTTAACAACTTTTTCGGTTATGGTTCTCCGAATGGATTTCTCTGTGTAAAGTCTAGAATGTTATCCCCACTAATCTGAATGACATTATTTTCAGCAAAAGGATCAATAAGATTTTGAGTTTGTGCGCTGTAAAATGCATATGTTGCCCCAGACTCGGATCCAACAATTGCTTCTCCATTTGTAAAGTTTCCAGTAATAATGCTAACTTGTAGTTCTCCACTGGAAGCAATCCATTTTTTAACTCTTGCTGTTGTTCCTGATGTTCCACCTGTAACTATCTCATTGAACTTATAGTCACCAGATCCGAGAGTGTTTGGATCGGAAACGGTAATCGTTGGAACTGATGTATATCCATCACCAGCATTTGTGATATAGATTGCTGAAATTGAATTTCCAGAAAGAATTGGATATCCAGTAGCAGTTGTACCACCACCAGGAGCACCAGAGAATGTAATAATTGGTGTAGTAGTATATCCAGATCCACCGCTAGTAATTGTTACAATACCAATTGTTCCTGTGGTTCCTATTCCAGCAGTTGCAATTCCACCAGATCCAGTTGTACTGATGAAACTAATTCCTGGTGGATTTATGTATCCAAATCCAGGATTGAGAATAGCAACAGAACTAATACCAAAACCTATATTTGCGAAAGCCAGTGCAGATGCAGTCTTTCCTCCCGAGGGTGCTGATGATATAGCAACGATTGGATCATCTTCGTAGTCATACCCATCATTAATGAGTTGAATGAATTTCAAACCGCCATTATTGATGGTTGTTATTGCAGTTGCAGTTGATCCGACACCAACAAGAGTAAGTGTCTGAATATATCCTTCTTCTTGAATATTGTCATCAATTTCGGCAACATCCGTATCAATAACCTCATCCTCATAGCGGAAGAGTTCACATCTTAATTCATAAACATATGTTTTTTGTAGTTGATAAAATGGTTGCTCGTGCTCAACAAATTTAATCTCAAATAAACGATCTCCAAGAGGAAACCAAATTAAATCACCCTCTTTTGGTCTAGTTGATAATTCAATATTTGGTAAGTTTTTGATAAGAGGTGAGATGTAGTTTTCAAATCTTTCTTTTGAAATAATCAAAGTAAGATCATTCAATGGTTGAATTCCAAACTTTGATAATATTGTTCCTTGTCCCTCATATCCATCATATGTGTTTACATATGCTTCGATTGGATATGCATCATCAAACTTTGATTGTATAACTTCCTTAATTACAGTGTTTTTGGTTAAATATTTTCTTGGAAGATAATACACTTCAACTCCATACATTCGGAGTTGCTCATTAATTAAACTCTGTATTAAACTTTGCTCGGAAGATGTTCCTTGCGTAAAAAATGGGTTAAGTGCCATATCAACCAATCATATCCAACGGTGGTAATTCATAATAAGAAGAACTCTTCTCTAAAAGTGCATCAATTTCTCTCTGTCCATCATCATATATTTGTCTTCCGTTTAACTCCACTCCACCAGGAAGTCTCACTCCTTGGAACTTAATCAAATTTTGTCCCCACTGTCTTTTTACAAGAGCTGTGACGTATTGTTTTAGGAAAGAGTCATTCCAAACCTGTGTATGTGTGTTTGGATCTAAAAGTCGATAACAGTCTATGATTAACCAATCACCAACATTTACACTTGACCAATCAATATCAATGTAAAGTCTGTCTTGTCTTTTGTTAAATCTAATTTGTTTGTGGGTAGTCAAAAGAAAATCAATTGTTTCCAAGTAACTCTTAGTCATTGCATATGTCAAGAGTTCGGTAGAACCCCAATAGTAAATATCATTCAAAAACAGTTGATATTTAATACTAAACATATTATTTGTAGTTGCATTTGATCCATCGAAATGGAACAACTTTGTCACTCCGATAATCGAAGGTGGAATTGCAATATAATTACTATTCTCTTTGTATTCAAATGATACTGAGGATCCTGCAATAGTCGTTGTGACGGTCTCCGTAGTCAATCCAACAACTGAGTTATTGTGAGGTGCTCTTCCTCTATCAATATCTGCCTGAGTGATCTGATATTTCAGAAAAGTTTGAGTAACACCATCAAAATGTCTTTCTTGAAAATACTGAACAGCATCATCTACAAGATCTTCAATCTGTTCATCGGACACGTTGATCTCTAAAACTGGTGCTCCCAGCCTTCTCTTCACATAATCAACTAATTCTCCTCTTGTGGATGGTTCTGCCATAACCAGTCTTTACTATTTAAAGTATTTAT